AGGTGATATTGATAGAGTCGGCGAGCGTCATCCAATCGCCATCTGAATCAGATTCCAAATATTTAATGGAATCCGGCAGGTTGATTTCATGCGCTGCACGAGTGTAAGCGCCCATTAATTCAATTTTTGTTTGTGCACATGATGAGTCAAATTCTGCGCGCCCAAGATATGCCTCGTAACGCGCAATCTGAGCAGCGCTTGTTTTGTCTATCATGCTTGGGTGGGGCAGGTAAGTCATTCCACCGCGCTTAATAGCAGCCGCGCCCTCAATGGCTGTGCGCACAAGCTGCACAGAAGGCAGGTCTTGATTATAAATCGCGCTATTAGGAATAAATGCCATTTGTAACCCCGTTTGTTTTCGCGATTTTAGAACACCGCAAAACTTTACGCAACTTTACAGTTATTTACTCAATCCGGCCTTTACAAAATACTTATCATAAGCGTCTAGCTCTCGCATTTCTTTGAGCGTGAGCTTGCGCCCCATCTCATCGGTGAACTTTTCAATGGGCAACCCGCCCTCTCTAAAAAGCTTGGCGCGTGTTTTGCCTAGGCTAGACTCAAGCCACCAGTCGGGCTGCGACTCAAAAAACTGCTGAGGCGATACGTTTGCAGGGATTTGCTTTGGATCAAACATATCCGCGTCTTTCTTGCCCTTGTATCGTAATTTTGATGGAGTTTCGGGAGTTTCTTTGCCTTCTGCGCGTAGTTCGGCGCGCCTATCCCGTGTGGCGTCCAGCTTGGCTTTGCGTTCGTTGTACTCTTGCGCCGCGTCTTTTCCCTTTTGGCCTCCCACGCTTGCGCGGGTTCCTGCAAATGGGTTTACGCCATAAATCTTTATTAGCCACAAACTGCGGCAGCCATGATGCCCGGGTATTCGCGGGGCATTTGGGTCGTTTAGCTGATAAACCTTGCCGCCCATTGCTTCTTGCCCGTGGTGCAAACAATATGGAGTCGTGCGGTTGTCAAAAACATTGCTGAAAATTTTTCCTTCTACTTCATCGCCGTATGTTTCATGCGCCGCAGCGCGGGCGGCGTTTGCGTAGTGACTCATGCCAGTGCGCGTTAAGTTCTCAGCCCATCGGCGGGTCTTGCCGCTCACTATGCCATCGGTGTAACCAGCTTTTTTAGTGCCAACCAGTTTTTTTACCAGCGCTTCGCGCGGCATGGCGTTATCTCTCGCGGTGCGAATCTCAGCATCTACTACTCTAATAACTGCATCGCGGTGGCCGTTTACGTATTCAGGCCACAGACCAAAATCAGTGCGAGCGCCTGAGTGCAGCACAATCGGTGTGTTATTTATTTTCTTTTCGAGCTTGTCTCTATCAATCGCCGCAACTGATACCGCAGCAAGTCCTGCAATCGTTTTAGACTGATAGTCGGCCTCATAAGCCGCAAAGTCGTTAAGCTCCTGCGTTATCGCCGCCCAAGTTGTACCCATAGACTCAACGATAAGCGCCTTGATTTCTGCCCTGAGCGCGTTTAGCTCTTTGGCGCTCATGTCGCCGCTGTAGCCATCCAGCAGGCGCAGCATTTTTTTAGATAGCGCGGAATAGGCGGGGTTCACCGTATCCGCAACAATTGACGCGGCCAAACGATTGACAGCGAACTCATGGCGCAAGGCTATTTCAAATTGGCTATCCATTAAAACATCCTCAGTTTTGCGCCGCTTGACTGCTTTCTCATGCCGATTTCTGCGGCTGCCAAATATCTAAATGCGTCAGCCGTGTGTGACGTCCAATCGTGCAGCGGCGAATCACGCCAGCAGCCCAGTTTTTCATTCCAATCTTTTCGGTACGACTCAAGACATTTAATGCCCTGCTCGCATTTTACCTCATCAAACACGCACCTTGGCAGCAGCAAACGAACTTCTTCAATGCCGCTATCAATTGATTTTTTAGGGACAACGGTGAAATTAACTTTGTATTTTTGGCCGCTGTCATCGACTTCGTAACCCTCTGCGGCTAGGTCTTTTCTGCTTTTACCATTTCCCGCAAACTCTCTGTTTTCTATGTCGTGCGGGGCGTAATGCGTTCCGTAATTGTAACCGCGTTTTTTCAGCACCCCAAAATAATGCTGCAAACCCTCGCCTGAGTTTTCATAGTGATCTATCAAATGGATTTCATCGCCTATGCGCTGATAAAACCAAATAGCCGTTGAGTCCCCCACCCCCAAGTCCCACGCGGTATTCACCGAAGCGTCATTTTTAAAGCCTGCGCATATTCTCTTGTCTGCGTAAATCTTTCTAAACTGCTGCGCGTAATAAGCGCCCTCAATTGACTGCTCAAATGCCTCGTCTGGCGTGCTTGGGTACTCGCGCTTCATGTTGTCGCCCAGCGTTTTCCATTTTGCGCTATACCATGCCTTTTTCCTTTCGCTTAAAGTTACGCCGTGCTTGTGCTCCAACTCGTCAAAATAATCTGCCAACGCGTGCGCTATGTCGCCATCAATCTCATACTCTGGGCGCAGCCACCAGCTAAAAAAGTGAAACTTAAAATCTAGTTTGCTTTTTGGGAGCTTGTTTTTTGAGTTTGTGCAGTAATCGTAAAAATAGCCCTCTCTCCCCTCTGCCGTTGATTCCAGCGTGATTTCGCCATTGGCACCGACAGACTCAAACGCACCTGTAACAATTTCGGCGGCTTTGTCTGGGAATTTCTTGCAGATTTTTCCGAACTCAGAAACGTGTAGGCTTTGCAGCGTGCCGCCACGGTATGAGACGCTAACTTTTAGGCTTGAGCCGTTATCAAACACGTAGCTGTTATCTTTGTCGCTTTTTGGCCTTGGAAGTTCGTAGCCCGCCATGCGGATTATTTCGCGCTGGTCTTCTGTAATGTTTTGGTAAGCGAATTTTATTTTGTTGCGGAAAATGTCTTTAGCGTCTTCCAAATTGTGACAAATGCAGCCGGCCGAATGGTTTGGCGTAAAAAGACAGTCATCTAAATCGCTAATCATTTTGAACGTAGTGAAGCCAAGTTGGCGCGCTTTCAGAATAATATCGCGCCCATGTGTGCCAACGTAAAACGCCTCTTGCTCTTGGTTTGGCTGGAATAGAACTTTTTGGCCTTCCTTGTTTTTAATGTGATAAAGCGTATTTAGGCGAAACCATTTGTAAGTAAGCGCATCCGCAATTTCAGCAATCGAAAGCGAATCAAGACGGCCAAGGTATGTAATTGCCTTGCGGTGATTATCGCTTACTTCCACCCGTCAACCTCTGGCCAAGTGAGCTATCGTTTTGGTCAATGATTTTTTCTTGCTGTTTTACCGTTTCCTTATTCGCATTCAGCAGCGCCACGCCAATTTGTGCGGCTTCGTTTGACAGCTTTGTCAGAGCGCCAATGGCTTGGAGTTCTTCTGCCGTTTCCATTGGGCTGTCCTCATCAATTTTTTGCGCTTGCTTGTTTGCGATTGCCGCCAGCCTTGCGCTTGTTGCTGTGCCTGCCATAGCTGCTGCGGTTAGATTGCAAGAAATCGCCTTTAGTGCCACCACCATTTCATCAACAAGTTCTTTCGAACCTCTATCAAGTTCGAGATATTTATTATCAACAGCAACTATTTGATTCGCAAGGCTTTTTACTTCGAACCTTTTCGAACTTGCACGCTTTCTTACAGCCGTTTCGCTTACACCAATTTCCCTTGCCAATGCGCTGGCAGACTCACCCCCAACGACAAAGCGCCGGACAATTTCTGTCCAGCGCTTCTCATCAATTTTTGGCTTTTTCTTCGCTGGCTTTTCTGCCGTCATTCGCCAACCTCTTGCCAGTCTATAGTATTGATTACGGCTACGGCTTTGCCGCTCGCTGTGCTGACAATGTAAGCAATATATTCAGATTCGATGAGATCGCTCAAGCTCAATTCAAGCTCATTTATTTGAGCCTGTATTGCATCCATCGCCGCTTTAGTGTTGTCAAAAATGCCCAGCGAATCATTCCAGCCGCCTGCCGCATCATACACAGGATGAAAAAAAACTATAAACCTCTCCATTATGCACCTGCTTTAAATTCAGCTTTACGCAAGCGCTCTAGCTGCTGTGCGCTTTTGTTTTTGCAATCCGCGCACTTCCAGCCCTTTTTGCTCATGCCAGAGTGCGGCTTCAAAGTTTGGCAGCTCTCGCAGAACTTATAATTCCTGCGGTGGCCGCCCATTGCGTGACCCTCGCTTGATAGCATTATGCCACAAACTGAGTTTTTTTGCCTCTGCGTAAACGACTTGCGGCATGTGTTTTTGAATATATTCGCACTCGAAAATATCGCGCGGCGTTAGTTTTTTTAATCCCATTTTTTCACCATTAAAATTTTTAATTAATCGAATTTTTTTTGATAGCGCAATTGGAAATACACGGCGCGCCCCGTAAAACCCGCAACTTTTTTTGATTGTAGACGATCGGTCTAGCGATTTATTTTTAGCAACTGCATGATTTTTAACGAGTTGCTAAAAATAATAGTCGTAAATATACGGCCTAGGCCGTTGAATAAACTGTTACATTCACTAGAATTCCAGCATTGTATAGCGCTTTGCATCTAGTAAAAATTTTCCTTTCCACCGTTGAACCCTGAAAAAATACTCATTAATGAAACAGTATTGCTTCGTTGGCTGAATATAGAAAACTTCAATCATTAAGAAAACCTCAAAAAGTTAATTGCTATGTAAATGTAACCAGTCATTACAGCGGATGCTGCATAGTTTGGCGTTTTAAAATCCTACTCCCAAGGGCACCGCTGAACTCTGCGTTATATTGTTGGGTGCTTTGGCATATCCATCCAATATTCAATCTTGTAGCCATATCGGTGCGTAATCTCAAAGTGCGCAGAAGCCTTGCCTTGATCTTTGCGTGAATAGCTGCCGACTTTATTCATTTCCTGAAAACGCTTTTTTGCTTGCACTCTGTCAGCAATATAAAAGCTAACAGTAACATGCCCACCTTTACACGCCACCAAATAGCAACCATCTTGCTGCGGCATTTTCTCATCTGTATCAATCCATTCGTTCATTTCTAAATCCTCGCAAGCAAAACTTGCATAACAATGTCATTAAGCGCGATGCAGCTAGGGCATCGCAATTCTCTATCTGTAAAACGGCACGGCTTATAACGGCGTTATGTGTTCTTCTTACTTAGCATTACACCAAAAAATGCGCCTGCAACAATATAAATAATAGAAGTCAATACCCCAATAATCAGGCCTACAGAAATGTCCCCCGCAAAGAACAGGCTTGAAAATCCCCAATATAAAATATTTGCAGCAATCAGCAATAAAAATATAGTCTTTAATTTCATAATTTAAATCCTCGCAAGCATCCATCACATAACAAAAATATGAACTGGATGCGGTTTAAGTTTGGTGCGCTGTTTTAATATTTGCAGCGCACCAGTTATATTGGCGTTAAGTGGCGCTAATAGCCCGCAAAATCTCGTAGGCCACCATTGGGTCAATTGCATTACCTAATGATTTATTTCTGTCCATCCTATCGGTAATCATTATCTTTCCACCACAACAGGATCTGTCATCTTTATCCACCCTGTATTATCGTACTTCAGCTCGTATAAAACTCCATCATCACCAAGCCCTAAAACTGCACCCTGCCATGTATAATCATTTTCAGTCTTAAGAATCTGAATTATTTTCACTTCGCCACCTCACATAACAAAGTTATCAAACGGATGCGGCGTAACACCGCGTTTTAAATTACTATCTACTGCGCACCGTTTATAACGGCGTTAAGTTCTATACTTACTTCCAGTTTCGCAACTAATAACTTTTGCGCTTCCGTCCGTAGTTTCAATCCAGTCAAATCGCAGACTTTCAATTATCACGCCGTGATCTTTTTGTATTTTCTCAACAACTTCAATAATTGCCTTTTGAAATACAGCCTCAACACTTATCTCAATTTCAACTTTTGCCATTTCTTTTTACTCCGTAGTAAATTTAATCGCGTTATGGCTTTACTTAACAAGTCACGCCAGCACCGCACCTTCGGTGCTCGACGCTTCGCGCGGCTGCGCTCAGCGTTATACGTGAAAGTCCTCATTAATCTTTTCTAGCAGGCTTGCAATGTTTCCATGTCCATCGCGGTCTAAATCAAGCTGCAAAGAACCCATACTTAAACCAAGTCTGTTGTCTGAGGTTATAGAAAACCGCCCATTTTCAATTTTTAGAATCTCACTCAAGTCAAGGCCCATTTGCTCTCTGAACGCGTCATCAGCAAACTGAAATAATTCTTCTCTAGTTTTCATGGTTTTGTTTCCTTTTTAAGTTCGTGTATAACAAGGCGTAGCAACTCGACGCTGCGCAGATTGCCTTAACGATTTAACCCTTCCGTTAGCTTCGCGATCACCACCGCGTACATGTGCGCCTGCCTGCGGTTATAAACCCATCTACTAGACTCTGGGTCTCGGCGATTGTTTGGCAGCGCCCATGCGCCTTTAACCGCATCGTAAGGCACTATGGTGCGCCCCATTACTATGCTTAGCTTGTGTGGCTTGCTTTTTACTTCGTTTTCTGAGATTCCGCTTGTCATTTTTTAACCCTGTTTTGTTTTTTGAGATTGCATCTTGCGTTAAATAATTGCTTATTGTTAGCGACTTTTCAAATCTTTACACTTGCCGCTTCTTGCAGTGATTGGTGATAAGTCTTGCCTTTTCTGTAATCGTATCGTGACCA